CCTAGTATGCGTATTGATCGTATAACAGGTATATTTCAATGTTTCTCATGCGGATTCAAAGGAAATATCTTTACACATTTTGGAGAAAAGGCAAATCACTTACAAGTAAGAAGAGAGTTGTTAAAGAAAAATATTAAATCAAAAAGGTCTGAAAGTATTGGTTTGTCGTTTCCAAGGAATTTAGCTCCCTACACAGGTAACTGGAGGGACATTAAGCCTGAGACTTATAAGAAGTTCGAGGCTTTTCAACACCACGATCCCGATCATATAGGAAGAATAGTATTTCCAGTACGAGATATATCAGGACGTATTGTAGCCTTCAATGGTCGTCATACTACAGGTGGAACACCTAAGTATATGATCTCGCCTGCGGGTGCGAAGATGCCTTTATACCCTATAGTAGAGCCGATACAAGGTTCAGTCATACTAGTAGAAGGTATATTTGATATGATTAATCTACAGGACAAAGGACTCGAGAATGCAGTGTGTTGCTTTGGAACAAAGAATATCAATGAAGATAAGTTACGAATGCTATCAATACAAGGTGTAGATAGTATTGACATCTTCTTTGATGGAGATGATGCAGGACAGAATGCTGCAAAAGATGTAAAAGAAATGGCCGAGCGAGTAGGCTTAGCCTCAAGAAATGTATGCCTCAAAGACAGAGATCCTGGGGCATTGCCCATACAAACAGTACAAAAACTAAAGAGTAAATTATATGCCTAAAGTTGCATTAGTAGAAACTAAACCAAGTAGAACTAATTTTAAGAAAGAATTTGATGATGAGTTTGAGTTTGACCAGTATCAACTGTGTTCAGATCCAAACATCAAGAAAGTATTAAAACGAGACTGTGACATCGAGATAGACATCGATGCATATGACTGGCTTATTCTCGTGGGAAGTGACGCACTTAAGTACTTCACTCCTGTAAACTCAGTCACAGAATACTCAGGCAAGAAAGTAGAAGAAAAGTTTCTGCCTGTCATAAACCCTGCCATGCTTGCATTTAAGCCAGAAGCTCAACGTACTTGGGATGATTCCAAGAAAAGTATACTCGAGTATATAACTGGTGATAAAGAAGATGTAGTAATTACTACTTACAATGCGTGGGGCATACAAGATACAGAAGAAGCCAACGCTTTCTTTCAAGCAGCTATTGACGCTCCTAGTCCTTATATTGCTCTCGACTCAGAGACAACAGGATTATATCCTCGTGATGGACATATGCTAGGACTTAGTCTTTCCTATGAAAGAGATCGTGGCGCTTATGTAGATACAGAGTGTTTTGATGAAACAACAGAAGCACTCTTACAAGAATTATTTGATAAAAAGATAGTAATCTTTCACAATGCAAAGTTCGATATGGCATTCTTTGAGTATCATTTCAACTTTGAGTTTCCTCGCTTCGAGGATACAATGCTACTGCACTATCTCATAGATGAGAATCCAGGTACACATGGTCTAAAGCAGCTAGCAATGAAGTATACAATCTATGGTGACTACGAGAAACCAATGTATGATTGGATAGATAACTATCGTAAACAGAATGGTATACTAAAAAATGATTTCAGTTGGGGAGATATTCCTTTTGACATTATGAAATTATATGCAGGTATGGATGCGGCAGTAACGTATCTAATTTATGAGAAGTTTGTAAAGATCAAACAAAATAAAAGACTTGCAAAAGTATACGACAATATATTAATACCAGGATGTCGTTTCTTAACAGACGTCCAAGATAATGGCGTACCCTTTGACAAACTAAGGCTAGTGAAGTCTCAGTCTCTTATGCAAGAGCAGATTGATGAAGCTGTGGTCGATATGTACAAAGAACCTGCCATTCGTAAATTTGAGGAGATCAATGGAAAAGATTTTAATCCTAATAGTACTGTTCAACTTCGTAGTCTTTTGTTTGACTTTGTGGGGCTACGCCCGACTGGTAAACGGACTGGCACGGGAGCGCACTCTACAGATGCAGAAGTACTCGGAGAACTTGCAGAGCAATCACATATCCCCAAACTTATTCTTGAGATACGACAAAAATCCAAAATTAAAAATACTTATTTGGACAAAATCTTACCTCAACTGGATAGAGATAGCAGGTTACGTACAGGTTTTAACCTTCATGGCACTACTAGCGGCAGGCTCAGTTCTAGTGGTAAGCTTAACATGCAACAACTGCCTAGAGATAATCCAATCGTTAAGGGATGTATCAAAGCAGCTCCCGGAAGTAAGATTGTTGCAATGGATTTAACTACTGCGGAAGTATATGTAGCCGCAGTACTTGCAAAAGATAAAGCACTTATGGACGTATTCAAGTCTGGAGGTAACTTTCACTCTGCGATTGCACACAAAGTATTCAAATTACCTTGTGAAGTAGATCAAGTAGCAGAACTATACAGTATGCAAAGACAAGCAGCTAAGGCTGTAACCTTTGGTATTATGTACGGAGCAGGTGCAAATAAGATCAGTGAACAAGTAACAAAAGATAGTGGTAAACCTTTTACTCGTAATGAAGCACAAGAGGTTATTGATGACTACTTTAAAGAGTTCCACAAGCTAAAATCGTGGATAGAAGACAACCAAAAATACATCCAGCAGAACGGGTTTATTTACAGCTTCTTCGGAAGAAAAAGGAGATTACCAAATGTCGCCTCGACAGACAAAGGCATCCAGAGCCATAGCGTTAGGTCTGGTCTTAACTTTTTGGTGCAGTCTGCTGCTAGTGATATTAACCTTCTCGGTGCCATAGACATGAATGCTTGGATAAAAGCAAACAACAAGAAAGCACGTATCTTTGCGTTAGTACACGATTCAATATTAGCAGAAGTACCAGAAGAAGAAATAGAAGAGTATATGGAAAAGCTAGCATCATATATACAAATGGACAGAGGGCTTTCAATTCCAGGAGCTCCCGTAGGCTGTGACTTTGAGATTGTACACGAAGATTACTCTGGCGGTAAGTTCGAGAAAATGTATGGTGATAGGATATAAAAACTTACATAAGCTAGTATTTCCAGTTTTCCTTTTAGATTCGGGAAACTGGGATGCTGGCGATGGTTTACTTTATCTCAATGGTTTGTTGCTCGATGATAAGAATCAGTCAGGAGAGACTCTTGGCGCTCGCAGAGTACAGACACCTCATGGCGGATTGTATGAACTCAAAAAGATGGTTTCATCTCCAAACGGCTTACTAAAACAAAGCACAAAGTATTTTATAGATAATGCAGGACGACCTTTCATATATGAAAAGAGTCTTATGTTACCTCTAAAGTATTTAAAGATCAATAAAGTAGTACGAAAAGATACTGCGGCATTGATATGGGTGAAAGGACATAATGCTCCATTCACCGTACCGCGCCCTCCCGAAGTAGGATATACATGGGCAGGGGTTCTGCATCTACGGAGAATACCTTGGATGCTTTACGAGTATTCTGAAAAGAAACTCAAAGACACAAGAAGAAAAGTATAATATGGCTAAAAGACGTAAAACTCTTGCAGGTGCTAGTTTAGAGTTGCGAGAAATCGACCCCTTAACCAGAAACCAGTTGACAGCATTTGAGTCAACAAAAAACTTAGTCTTACACGGCTTAGCAGGCACAGGTAAAACATTTATATCGTCATACCTTGCATATGATGACATGGCAAAAGGAGTATACCAAAGCCTCGTCATTATTCGTAGTGCTGTTCCTACTAGAGATATCGGGTTTTTGCCCGGAACAGAAAAAGAAAAAGCTTCTGTATATGAAGAACCTTATAAAGATATAGCAAATGATTTATTCAGTCGAGGAGATGCTTATGAAATTCTCAAGAATAAAGGGCTAGTACACTTTATGACAACTTCTTTTATACGAGGTATAACACTCAGAGACGCTGTAATTATGATAGATGAGTGTCAGAATATGTCGTTCCATGAACTAGACTCAATCATTACTCGTATTGGCGAGAACTGTAGAGTTATGTTTTGTGGAGACTTTCGACAGGCAGATTTAAAAGCAAATGGACTACAAGATTTCATCAGAGTTCTAAAACGAATGGAGAGATTCACGTTCATAGAATTTGAAGTAGAAGATATTGTACGATCTGATTTTGTAAAACAATACATCATTGCAAAGAATGAACTCAATCTATGAAAGCAGTTATAAGTCACAGAATATATATGGATTGTAGTGCTGAACTACAAGAGGCTATTGATAAAGAGCTTACATATGTAATTCCTTCGCACAACCCACTCGATCCGCCTCAAGTGATTAAAAACATGGGCATAATTCGTAACGGGTTAGTATCTCTACCGATAGGGCGCACGGATTTAATACCAGAGCACTATGAAATAGTAGATAAGCGAGTAAAGAAGTCTGTAGAATTTCCTGAGTTTAAGTTTGAATTACGACAAAGTCAAAAGGATGTTTATGATGCAATCGAAGACAACTCTATAATTAACGCATGGGTCAGTTGGGGAAAGACTTTTACAGGTTTAGCTATCGCTGGTAAGCTTGGTCAAAAGACACTTGTTGTTACTCACACTGTCCCTCTACGAAATCAGTGGGCAAAAGAGGTAGAAAAAGTCTATGGAATTAAAGCAGGCATCATAGGCAGTGGTCAATTTGATCTTGATGCTCCTATCGTAATTGGGAATACACAAACTTTATACAGAAACGTAGACAAGATTCGTAAAGAGTTTGGGACAGTCATACTAGATGAGATGCACCATGTTAGTAGTCCGACCTTTTCCAAAATACTAGATACAAATTACTGTAGATATAAGATAGGTCTATCGGGAACTATAGAAAGAAAGGATGGTAAACACGTTGTGTTCAGAGATTACTTTGGTAATACTGTTTATAAGCCACCAAAAGAAAACTATATGACCCCTACAGTACATATTGTACCATCTGATATTCGTTTTATGGATGGTTCGAGAATACCTTGGGCAAACAGAGTAACAAAGTTAGCGAACGATGAAGAATATAGACACACTATCTCCATGCTAGCGGCGGCCTACGCCGCAAGAGGGCATAAAGTTCTAGTAGTAAGTGATCGTGTGAGTTTTCTTAAAGCCTGTGCAGAACTTACGGGAGAGAAAGCAATTTGCGTAACTGGTGACGTTCCGCATGAAGAAAGAGAAGTGCTTGTAGATAAGATTCTGTACGGGAATTCAAATATACTCTATGGAACGCAAGCAATCTTCTCTGAAGGCATATCAGTAGATACACTTAGTTGTTTGATACTTGGTACGCCTGTAAATAACGAGCCCTTGCTCACACAGCTTGTAGGGCGAGTGATTCGTAAAAAGGAAGGTAAGATTGATCCTGTTATAATTGATATACACCTGAAAGGAAATACGGCTCGAAAACAAGCCTCGAATCGTGTCGGGTTCTATATGAAGCAGGGCTGGAACATGAAGTACCTTTAGAAAAATAATTCTTGACAACTTGGTAAAAACAAAGTATAATATATGCTCTTATTTGATTGGAAAAAGGTTTATGATACGGCAGAGGGCAATATTGCTACCTGCAACTTGATCATGGAAATGTTAGTAAATGAACAGATTCCACAAAACAAGTATGATCGTATATATAAATACTCTAATAAAAATTTTACAGGTTCCAGCTTTCTTCTTCACGGAGACTTGCTCCTGTACCATTCCTATAAGTACACATCTAAAGAACTTTGTATCTACTACGCTCTCGCATCTTTGCGAAGCTACGCAGATTACATAGCTTCTTATAAAACCACACTAGATTCACTGCATTGTCCAGTGCCTCTAGAACAAATTAACGATAACAGGCTACTCATTGTAGATGACCAAGAAATTACATTTATATATGAAGAAGTCACACTGGAGACTATACACTAATGGCACTATCATTTAATAAGCAAACGGGCGGAGCCCAAAAATCATCCATCAATACCTTTCAATACAAAGACGGCGATAACAAAATGCGTATCGTTGGCGACATCTTAGCTCGCTATGTCTACTGGATTCAAGGTGAGAATGGCAAAAATATCCCTATGGAGTGTCTATCTTTTGATAGAAATTCTGAGAGATTTAATAATCAAGAAAAGGATTGGGTACGAGAGTACTATCCTGACCTAAAATGTGGCTGGAGCTATGCTACTCAGTGCATTGATAACGGTGAACTCAAAGTAGTAAACCTAAAGAAGAAGTTGTGGGAGCAAATTATTACTGCCGCAGAAGATCTCGGTGATCCTACTGATGTTGATACTGGCTGGGACATTTGTTTCAAGCGAGTAAAGACTGGGCCACTTCCTTACAATGTAGAATATCAGCTACAAGCACTGAAATGCAAGCCTAGAGCTTTGGAAGAGAGTGAGTTAGAAGTTATTTCTGACTTGAAGTCTATGGATGATGTTATGTCTCGTCCTACTCCAGATGCTCAGAAAGAGTTGCTTGACAGAGTTCGTAACCATGGTGACGAAACTGATGACGAAGCCTTAGATGCGGAGTTCAATGTAGGATGATTCTCTTCACGGCAGACTGGCACATAAAGCTGGGACAGAAAAATGTACCAGTAAAGTGGGCTACAAACCGTTATAAAATGTTCTTTGAGCAAGTTTATGAACTAGAGAAAGAGTGTGATATGCACATCATCGGTGGAGATCTCTTTGATCGTCTACCGAACATGGAAGAGTTGGAGCTTTACTTCTCGTTTATTCGAGGAGTAAAGATTCCTACTATTATATATGATGGAAACCACGAAGCCACAAAGAAAAATAAAACTTTCTTTACCCAGCTTAAACAGGTTTCACGGGATATCAACCCTCTCATCAATGTAGTAGATATATCATACGTTGATCATGATCTTGGATATGGTATATTACCTTATGCAGATCTGCATCGAAAAGGTGCAATTGAACATTTTAATACGTCACAGCCTTTGTTTACGCACGTCAGAGGAGAGATACCACCACACGTAAAACCGGAAGTCAACTTAGATATGTTCGAAGACTTCCCTATTGTATTCGCAGGAGACTTGCACTCTCATAGCAATACACAAAGAAATATTGTATACCCAGGTAGTCCAATGACTACTTCATTCCATAGAAATCTAGTAAAGACAGGGTACATACTGATTAATGAGAATGACTGGAGCTGGATGTGGGAAGAGTTTCGTTTACCTCAGTTACTTCGAAAGACTGTAACAAGTAGTGAAGAGATGCTTCCAACAGAGTTTGATCATACGATCTACGAAGTAGAAGGGGATATACAAGACTTGGCAGGAGTGAAGAACTCAGAACTTCTTGACAAGAAAGTAGTAAAACGAAAGTCAGAAGCATCTCTTATCATGGATAAAGAGATGACGATACAAGAAGAGTTAATAGAGTATCTAACTTATATACTCGAAATAAACCCTGATAAAATACCAGACATCATAGGAACATACAATGATTACACTACAAACGTTGAAATGGGATAACTGCTTTAGTTATGGTGCTGGTAATGAGTTACAATTAAACGACAATACTGTTACACAGATCCTTGGTACTAATGGGATGGGGAAGTCCTCCATTCCATTAATCATTGAAGAGGCATTGTACAATAAAAACTCAAAAGGTATCAAAAAAGCAGACATTCCCAATCGTTATGTGAATGATGGTTATAACATCTATCTCTCTTTCACGAAA